ACCGGTCGCAGTGCAGCCAAGACCGTCAAGATCTACACCCGCGTTGAGTTTGAACAGGGCAAATGCCATTGGTGGCAGGAAGCCCGCAACAAGGAGATCCCTGGCTCCCACGGCATGTGCGACCAGGACGCCTCACCCTTCATCCCGCTGCGCTTTAACCGCGTAGACGGTGAGGAGTATGGCCGCTCCTACATCGAGGAGTACTACGGCGATCTGCTTGCTCTGGAGTCGCTGTATCAGTCAGTGCTGGAAGGCGCTGCTGCCGCGGCCAAGATCCTGTTCCTGGTCAACCCCAATGGCACTACCAGGCCCCGCACCCTGGCCAATGCCCCCAATGGCGCCATCGTTCAAGGCAATGCGGCTGATGTCTCCGTCATCCAGAGCCAGAAGAGCCAGGATCTGAGCATTGCGCAGAACACCATCGACCGCATCGAAGGTCGACTGCAGTTCGCCTTCCTGCTCAACACCGCCATCCAGCGCCCTGGGGAACGAGTGACCGCGGAAGAGATCCGCTACATGTCACAGGAGCTGGAAGCCGGCATCGGGGGCCTGTACTCCATCCTCACCCAGGAGCTACAGCTGCCTTTGGTGCGGCGCCTGATGCATATTCTCCGCCGTCAACGCAAACTCTCACCATTCCCTAAGGGGCAAAACGGCCAGCCACTGGTAAATCCCAAGCCTGTCACCGGTCTTGAGGCCATTGGCCGCGGTGATGACCGCAACAAGCTGGTCCAATTCATCACCACCGCCACCCAAACGCTGGGCCCCGAGATCGCACAGCGCTACTTGAACCTGGATGAGGCTCTCCGCAGGCTGGCAGCAGCTGAATCTATTGACACCACTAACTTGGTGAAGACTCCTGATCAACTTGACCAGGAAAATCAAGACGCGCAGAACATGCGTCAGCAGGATCTGCAGCGTGAATTGATCATGACCGGCCTCAAGTCCCCTGCTTTGGGACAGGTGGCCGCTAACTACACCCAACCAGGAGCCCCTTATGGCCCGCAGTACCCAGAAGGAAGCGACCCCAGCGCCCCAGGAGCCGTCCCCAACGCCCTCCCAGAAGCCCAGTCAGAACCCGGTCTCCCTGCAGGGCCCACCGGCTGACGTCCCTCAGTACGGCCCCACTGAAGAAATCATCATCGGCAAGGTTGAACCCAAGCCAGTAGTAGAGCCGGGTCCTGCACCTGTTGTCGTCATCGACGATGACGGCTCTATCACCATCCAGTAACTCACCACATGCCAGAACCAGTCACTTTTGCTGGCACAGAGACTCCCGCTCTGTCGCCTGAAAATGAACAGATGCTGGATGCCCTGAACAATCAGGGCAATACCAGTGAAACCGACGACCAGCAGCTGCTTGCTGGCAAGTACAAGTCCGTCGAGGAACTTGAGAAGGCCTACCAGGAGGCGCAGCGCAAGCTGAGCCAACGCGGTACGGCGGATGAGGACCAGGGAGAGGCTGAGGAAGCCGATGACTCCGAGGAGGAGAAACCTGAGTCCGCTAGTGCCAAGGAGATCTACGGCGACTTCATCGGTTCACGCCTTGAAGAAGCCGAAATCGACTTCGGCGCCATGAATACCCGCTGGCAAGAGACCGGCCAGCTGGCAGATGACGACTACGACCAGCTTGAAGAGGCTGGTTTCACCAGGGACATGGTCGATGCCTACCTCTCTGGCCTGCAATACAAGGCTGTTCAGGACACTGCCCTGACGGTCAAGGAGATCTCTGATCTCAAGCAGGAGTACGGCGGCGAAAAGGGCTACAGCGACATGCTGCAGTGGGCTGCTGACAACCTCAGCGATGAGGAGATCAAAGGCTTCAACGAGATCGTCACCGGCAGCAGCACCATGTCTGCTGTACGGATGGCAGTCTCTGGCCTGTACGCCAAGTACACCGCCAAAGCTGGCGTCGAACCCAAGCTGATTGGCGGCAAGGCTCCCAGGGCCAGCAGCGACAAGTTTGAGTCCACCGCTCAGCTGGTCGAAGCCATGAAGGATCCCCGCTATGCGACAGATCCTGCATATAGACGGAAGATTGAGGACAAACTGTCCCGCTCTTCTATCTTTTGATCGAGGAGATGAGAGGAAGACCTTGAGCCCCGGCAACGGGGCTCTTTTTGTTGCCTTGTTGTGTGCTTACACTTCCAGTACCTAGACCCGCTCACGGAAGCGACGGCCCTCTGCGGAGGACACCCAGAGTGAAAGGGAGAAGGAGTCGGGTAACAACCCAATTCTTCTAGGAGTACAGCAATGGCTGCCCCTAATTTTGACGCTTCACGTCTTGGCTTAGTCAATAACGCCGGCGGTGGTTCCTGGGCAGGCGATAACGCCCTGTTCCTCCAGGTCTACGGCGGCGAGGTCCTGACCGCTTTCCGTAAGGCGACGGTGTTCGAGAGCCTGCACAAGGTTCGCACCATCTCCTCCGGCAAGAGCGCCAGCTTCCCGATCATCGGCCTCAATAGCGCTGCTTATCACACCCCCGGCACCATGCTGACCGGGACCCAGGTGAAGCACGCTGAAGCCGTCATCAAGATCGACGACAAGCTGGTGTCTCAGGCTTTCCTGGCTGACATCGACGAAGCCAAGAATCACTACGACGTCCGCTCTCAGTACACCACTGAGATGGGCAACGCTCTGGCCTACAAGTTCGACCAGAACGTCGCTGCTCAGATCGCTAAGGCGGCTCGTACTGCGACCCACTTCAACACCGACCTGCCCGGCGGTACTCGCATCAAGATCGTGGCTGCTTCCAAGTCCGCGATCACTGGCGCTCAGCTGGCTACTGCGCTCTTCTCTGCAGCGCAGAAGATGGACGAGAACAACCTCCCCGAGGGTGATCGTTACTGCTGCCTGGCTCCGGCTGAGTACTACAAGCTGGTGCAGACCACTGATGTGATCAACCGCGACTGGGGCGGCCAAGGCGCTTACGCCGACGGCACCGTCCTGCGTGTCGCTGGCATCCAGATCATCAAGTCGAACCACCTTCCCACCACCAACCGCTCTGCGGCTTCTGGTGAGAACAACGACTACAGCGCTGACTTCACCAAGTCCGTCGCTCTGGTCTGGAATCCGATGTCTGTCGGTACGGTGAAGCTGATGGATCTGCGCACCGAAATGACCGGCTCCGACGTCCACGCCCTGTGGCAAGGCACCTTCATGGTTGCTTCCATGGCGCTGGGTACATCGGTGCTGCGTCCCGACTGCGCAATCGAGATCTACACCGATGTGAGCTGATCACTCACCTGGGGGCCCTTCGGGGCCCCTTCCCCTTTATCGAGTTGACCGATGGCCTTAGCTCGCACCACCTACCTGGAAGCGATCAACCGCGTCCTCCAGATGATGGGCGAGGCGCCCGTCAACAGTCTTGCTGGGCAATACGGCCTCGCTCAGCAGGCCGAAGAAATGCTCAAAGACATCAGCCGCAAAGTGCAAAGCGACGGCTGGTCCTTCAACACTGACTACGAGCGGGACATGACCCCAGACGCCGCCACCAAGGAAGTGGCCGTGGGTCCCAATGTCAGCCGTGTTGTCGTCGATCCGTATAACTACCCATCGCTGGATGTGGTGCAGCGCGGCGCCAAGCTCTACGACCGCCGCGCCAATACCTACCAGTTCACCCAGCCCTTCAAGGCTGATGTGACCTACATGCTGGAGTGGGACGAACTGCCTGAGCACGCCCGCCAGTACATCGCCGTCAAGGCCGGCAGGCATTTGCAGGAATCAATCCTGGGCAGTGCAGACCTGAGCAAAATCAACATCACTGCAGAAGCAGAGGCGCGGGCGCTGTTCCTGGAGGAAGAGGCCTACGTCAGCCAGAACAACATGCTGCGTGGCAATCCGAACCACACCTCTGTATTCATGACCTATATGCCCAGCCGGGCCCTGCAGCGTTGAGCCATGCCTCTTGTCAGCAGCTCCATCCCCAACCTGATCAATGGGGTCAGTCAGCAGCCGGCTGCTTTGCGCCTGGCTTCTCAGGCTGAGCAGGTCGTCAACTGCATGCCTTCCCCGGTGGAAGGCCTGAAGAAGCGTCCTCCCAGCTACAACATCGGCAAGCTGTTCTCCGGGACTGCTGGCACTGGCCGGCCTTTCACGACCATCGTCGACCGTGACGGCACCATCCAGTACCTGGTGCTGATCCTGGATAACGACATCAAGGTCTTTGGGATGGACGGCAGCGTCAAGACCGTTGCCAAGCCTGATGGCACCGGCTACCTGGACATCACTGGTGAACCAAGCACCGTGTTCCGTGTGGCATCGGTGGCTGACTACACCTTCATCGTCAACCGCGAAAAGACGGTGGCGATGCTGACGGGTGGCGGCGATTTGTCCCCTACCTGGGGCACCAAGTCAATGGTGTTCATAAAGGCCGCTGATTACTCAACGACCTACACCATCACGGTCAACAGCACCAGCGTCACCTACACCACTGCCAATGCCGGTGGCTCTGTCCCGAGCGTTGTTGAAGTTGCCACCAACCTGAAGAACAGCCTCTCCGCAGCCCTTGGCGCTGGCTGGACCATCACGAGCTACGAGAGCAACGTGATGATCACCAAGAACGACGGCACTGACTACACCTTGTCGACCATTGATAGCCGTAGCGGCGAGATGATCGTTGCTCTCAAGGGCGTCGCTGATTCGCTTTCCGACCTGCCGACCAGGGCGGAGCATGGCTTCATCATCAAGATCCAGGGCTCTGCTGCCACCAGGCTGGATGACTACTACGTCAAGTTTGAAACCAACGCAGGCAGCGGCACCGGCCATGGCGTATGGCGGGAGACCGTTGCCCCAGGTATCGCCTACAAGTTCGACCCGACCACCATGCCTCATGTGCTGGTGCGGGAAAGCAATGGCACCTTCACTTTCAAGAAGTTCGATTGGTCTGCTCGCGTAGCAGGTGACGCCGACACTGCTCCCAACCCCAGCTTTGTTGGCAGCACCATCCAGAACGTCAATCTGTTCCGCAACCGCCTGTGCCTACTGGCGGATGAGAACGTCATCCTGTCTGCAGCTGACAGCTACGACCGGTTCTGGCCGGAAACCGTACAGACCATCGTCGACAGCGACCCGATTGACCTGACGACCGGTGGCCGGGAGATCAACTTCTTGATCAGCAGCCTGGCTTTTGCCAATGTCCTGCTGCTTTTCAGCCGTCATGGTCAGTTCCGTTTGGACAGCGGCACCAGTACCGGCATCGCCCTGACGCCCAAGAGCGCAACGATCACGCCGGTGACATCCTTTGAGATGGTCGATTCCGTCGATCCGGTGGGCGTTGGCCGGACGATTTACTTCTCCGTCCCCAAGGGCGACTTCACCGGCCTGCGGGAGTTCTTCCTGCCTGACGCCAGCGGCCCAGTGCCGATCTCCGAGGAAGTGACGTCGTCGGTGCCACGGTTCGTGCCGAAGAACCTTTGCACCTTGGTGGCGACCACGTCGGAAGAGACGATCCTGGCCATCAGCAAAGACCAGCCCAAGCGGGTCTACCTCTATAAGTTCTTCTTCCAGGACGACACCAAGCTGCAATCCGCTTGGTCCTACTGGGAAGCCAAGGGTGATAAGACGATCCTTGGCGCCGACATGATCGACAGCGACCTGTACCTGATCGTTGAGTACAGCGATGGGGTCTACCTGGAGAAGGTGATCCTCCGCCCCGAGAACGTGGACAGCGGCACTGGCATTGAGGTGCTGCTGGATCGCAAGACCACTGAGGCCAGCTGCTCCGTAGCCCTCACCAACCCAGCCGGCCTGGACGTCCAAAGCACCATCACCCTGCCGTACCCCATTGCAGCCAACAGCTCGATGGTGGTGGTCGGTCGCTTCTTTGCTGGCAACACCATCCAGCACGGCCAGGTCATCGTGCCGATCAGTCAAACCTTGACCGGTGGAGCTGGTGGCAATGGCACCCTGGTAGTCCGCGGCAATCTCACCAACGCCAAGTTCTACGTCGGTGAGCTGTACGACATGCTCTATGAGTTCAGCACTCAGTACATCAAGGAGCAGCCGCCTGGTGGTGGCATTGCAGTGGTTGGCGGCCCGCGCCTGCAACTGCGGACCTGGACGATGATCTTCGACCAGTCCTCGCACTTTGAAATCAAGGTCACCCCTAAAGGGCGTTCAACCTTCACCTATCCCTATAACGGCATCCACCCCGGTGACGGGGACCTGCTTGGGGCCATCAATGTTGCGACCAGCAAGTTCCGCGTTCCAGTGATGACGCAGAACATTGACGCCAAGATTCAGATTGCAAATGGCAGCGCCTTACCCTGCAGACTGCAGTCAGCGGAATGGGAAGGGTGGTATCACTCCAGAGCCGGTCGCATGTGACGAGCTACTGCCGGCGCTCTGACATTAAGGACGTCCGCCCTGTCGCGTTCAACATGCGGCAGGAGGACGTTTCGGAAGTTATGGCCGGTTGCGGGCAGACACCTACTGATGCACTGCTGTTCTGTTATTTCAAGAGCCGTCCTTGCATGACAATCGTTGGCAGAAGCGGCAACCCAATCGCCATGTGGGGCGTAGTTGATCAAGGCGACCGGCTGGGCAGGGTCTGGATGCTGGCCACAGATGAACTGGTAGACGACAAGCCAAATAGCATTCAGTTCCTACGGCAGGCCAGGACCTGGCTCGCTCGGGTCATGGGGGACTATGACGTCCTCTTCAATTACGTCGATGCCCGCAACGTCGTTCATGTCAAATGGCTTCAGTGGATGGGCTTTACCTTCATCGCAAAGCATTCAAACTATGGGCATGAGGGCCTGACGTTTCTGGAGTTTGTGAGGATGAGCCATGTGTGAACCCGTCTCGATCACTCTTGGTGTCCTGACGGCTGGCCTTGGCATTGCACAGAGCGTTGCGTCCTATCAGCAGGCCCAGGCAAACGTCACGACCGCCAATGCGCAGGCGCAGCAGAGCTATCAGTTCCAGCAGATGCAGGCGGGATCAGCCCGCTCCTTTGAAAAGCTGAAGGCTCAGCAGCAGTCCGCGATCATGGAACAGAACCGGTTCTTGGCGGACCGGGCCTATGAGAACGACATCTCACAGCTCAACCTGCGGCTACTGCAGGAGCAGGAAGCCGCTGCACAGAAGCAACGGGAAGCGGGGCTTGCCGCCCAAAGGGGCATGGGCGAGATCAGGGCAACTGGCCGCTTGGGCGCCACGGTTGACAACCTGATCGCGGACTACTACAGGCAGCAGGCGGTCTTTGATTACGCCACTGAGCGCAACCTGGCCTTCACCACAGCGCAAACGCAGCAACAGAAGATGGGTGCTGCGGCGCAGCGTGGCAGCAGGTTGGCCAGTCAGCAGCCGTATCTGGAGCAGCCGGTCATTGATCCGATTGAACCGATTTACCAGGCGGCGCCAAGCGCAACGCCGTACATCCTTCAAGGTGCATCCGCTGTTCTCAGTGGTGTCAGCACTGGCCTCAGCACTGCTGGATCCATCGGCAAGCTCAAGGCGGCTCAACCGCCCAAGGTGGATTCGTTCGACCAAATGCTCAAAGGCGTCAAACAGTACGGGGGTTAAGCCATGGCACGTCTTTCTACCGGTCAGACCTTTGGCGAAACTGACCGCGCTACGCCGGCACGGCTCATGGGTGCCGCTGAGCAGATGGCCACTCCCGGCATCTTGGCTCAGGCGACGATTAACCAGCCTGGCCTTCAGCCGCAGGCGGCGCCGGTAGAGCTGTTCCAGCAGACCGGTGCCCCGACTGTTGGTGGCGCACCGCGGATGTTCGCTCCGCCTGAACTACCTGCCGCCAATCAGGACATGGCAAACCTGGCCAAGGCACTGGGTAGCTTCAACCCAGTCCTTGAGTCCTTTGGCGAGCAGTACGTCGAGAAGCTGAAAGCTGACGACAAGCGTGCCCAGCTGATTGGCCAGCAATTTGCCATTGACCTGCAGGCCAAGTACCCAGGCCAGCAGTTGGCGGAACTCCGTGATCAGCTGTACCGCCAGGCTCAAGCTGGTGATGCCGGTGCTGCTGAGGCTTACGCCAAGGTCCAGGCGTTGAGCCCGCTACAGCTGGCCTACGCCAATCGGTACAACAACAAGGCGCTACTGCGAGACGACATCAATACCGCTGTCGGCAAGTGGTCGCAGACAGCAGACATCGGTGGCGTCCCCAGGGATCAGATCCCATTGGGTGACCCAAGGCTGCAATCAGCGCAGACGTCGCTGTTCCGCATCCCCAACGACCCGGTGCTGTATGCGGAGATGGCTCCGCAAATTGAGGCCAAGTACGCCGAGATGAATCGGCAGCAGGCTTCTGACCACCTGGCGTGGAAATCCCGGAACGCCAGTGTCGCTACGCAGAACAACATCGTCAGCCATTTCAATGCGCAGAAGGTCGACCGCCTTGGCGCTATTGCGGACATCAGCCAGCAGCTGACTGCTGCTCGCCAAAGCCTGGGCATCGACAAGTACCAGGAGCACGTCGGCAACATGACCAAGTGGATGGCTGATGCGGTGCTGGCCGGATCACTAACCCCAGACGGGAAGCTGGATCGCAAACGGTGGGCTTACCTGTCCGCCGAAGCGCAGCAGGTCTTTGCTGGCCTCACGGCAGGACCCAATGGCATACGACTGACTGATCAGCTCGGGGCTAAAGGCGGCGTGTCGGGTCAGATCCAGCTGGCTGAGCAGCTGATGACGACCTACCAAGGTTTCAACGAGAAGCTGGACTACTTCCAGAAGGAAGAAGGACAGGATGTTGGCCAGGACCTGGTTACTCAGTACCGGGTTGGCGACCCAAGCCTGAGCCCCGCAGAGAGAGACCAGGCCGCTGCAAGCGCCATGGCTGCCACCTATGGCCTACCGCAGGAACAGCAGGCCTCGGCAAGGGCAGCGATCACCTCGGCATCCGAAGCTGGCCGCTTTGTTTCCCGCGTTCAGCAGGACGAAACAGAGCGGAACAACCTGTTCTCCTACGACAAGGACCCCAACGTCGAGATCCCGAGGGTCGAGGGGCTGGTTCGGGCTGGCCTAATGGATCCACAGGCAGGTCGTCGGTTGATTGAGAACTACCGGCAGTTGCAAGCAGCTGATGCCCGACCCTTCGTCAATGCAGCGAAGGAAGCCAAGAAGCTGCTGATGCAAGAAGAGATGGCTGCCATGAAGCGGCCTGGCTCTGAAGGCGGCATGACCCTCACCGTCGGCGAACGACGTCGCCTGGTGCAACGCGGGGCTGAGATTGACGCCAGCATTGAAGGCATCCGCCGTGCTGGGGCAGCTGGCAATGTCCCCGTATCTGAGCTGCGCTCACGTCTGGACTCGTTCGTAGACAGCGAGACCAAGCGCACCAAGGCGGCACCTGCTGCAGGCGTCAAGCCTGAGCCCGTCTATCAGTCGCCCCAGTCCTGGTCGGATGGCCTTGGGATCCTTGGCCGCATGAGTCCCGGCAATCGGGCCAAGAACTACCAACTGCAGCAGCAGGTGCAGAACGGCATTCTGTTCCCACCCAACGTCTACCTGCAGAACCTGAACACCTTCCTGGACAAGGGTCAGCTCAGCGAGCCAATGAAGCTGATGATCAAGCGGGCCGGCTACCAGAACAAGCCTGCTCAGTTTTTCTTGGATCAATGGAAGAACGTCTATCCAGGCGTTCCATTCCCCAAGGAATACGAGGGTCGTGTTCAGCAGCTGAATGGGCAGAAGATCAGCTTTGCCGATCCTGTTCAACCGGCATCTGGTGGCACCTCAATGGGCCTGGCGATGATCAACCCCAACGCCAACCTGGCCATGCGGTTAAGCCAGACAGTGCGTCGTGTCACTGAATCCGCCTTGAACGTGGTGGCGCCACCGGCGTCTGCGATGCAGATAACGCCTGGATCGGCCAGCCTCCTTGGTGTCATCCGGGATCTGCGTGGCGCCAACTCCTTCAGGGGCGTCAGCTTGATCAAGAACAAGCGGCCTGGTGACTACCAGAGCGACCCACGGGAGAACTGGTTCTTTGACTTCAATCCACAGGTTGTCCCTCGCGCCATTGCCAGGGCTCGCAAGCTGACTGAGCAGGACCTCAGCGCCTTGGCATTTACTGCTTTGGCGGAGGCTGGTCCCACGACACGAGGCAAGTTGGAAGTGGCGGCCAACCTGATCAATCGTTCTGCGATTGCAGGCAACAAACCCATCGTCGACATCGCCAAAGCGCCAGGCCAATACGAGGGGGTCTTTGGTTACACCAGGCAGCAACTGATAAGCGCTGCAGAGGGGAGACGAATCTTTGGCAGTCGATACGATCAGCTCATGAGACTGCTGCGGCAGGGGATTTAAGCAATGCCCATCAACGGTGTCACTACTGATCCCAAGACCGGGGCGTCGATTGTCGACGTCTCTGTCCCTAAGGAGTTCCCGAAGCCTGGCCCCAGCTATCAACCCATCCCCTTCAGCACCAGTCGTGCATTAACGAAAGGTGTTCGGGACCTGGCTCAGGAACTGCTGGGCAACCTGCCGGCTGATGAGCTTTCCAAACTGCGCACCTTTGGCGGTGTCCCCCGCAAGCCAGGTGCTCCTGATGCGCCAATCCTTGGCCTTTTCCCTGCACTGCCGAAGGTAGAAGCCAACCCTGCAGAGAGCTTCTTGTCTGGCTTAATCCAGGGTGGCCTGGGTTTTGCCTTGGTTAAGCGCGGCATGCGTGCTGGGGCTGGTGCAGCAAGCCGTCTGCCTGGTGCAACAGCCGCTGCTGAAGTCGCCGCTCCTGCACGTCAGGCATTGAGCGCCACTGCTGCTCGCATGACGCAAGCGCCTGGCGCAAAGGGCTTTGTTGGTCGGGTGGCAGTCGGCACCGTCAGGGAAGCTCCGGCAAGTTTCGTCACTGGCGCCGTTGCCTTCAAGCCTGAGCCTCAGCGGCTGTCGGATCACGCATTGCGGTGGGTGGAGCAACAAACCGGAACGCCTCTTGGCGGCCCGCTGCTTGACCTGGTCCGCTCCCGGAATGACGACACCGCGTCGACTGCCCGTTGGAAGAACGGCGTTGAAGGCCTGCTGCTGGATCCTGCCGCCAATGCAGTGGTGGAATCCCTTGGCCTGGCAGCTCGCGCCACTGTCAACTGGTGGAAGGCAAGGCAGGCAGCCACCCCTGCGGCTGAGCAGGTCGTTGATGCAACGGCCAAGGCAGCACCGGCAGAAGTTATTGCTGAGCCACCTGCTGCTGCACCTGGAGCGCCAAAGGGCAAGCCCCGCGCCGTTGAGGTGGCTGAGGCCTATGAGGCACGCCGCCGCACTCCCATGTGGGAGAAGACGGGCGTTGAAGTGCAGGGCAAGATGCCCGAGATCGCTGATCCTTGGGAGCCCGTAGCCAAGGCTGAAGCGGATTACAACAAGGCCATCGACGACGTCGAGGTTGCAGTTGCCCGTGCAGCCAACACCGTGCCTGATGTCGCAGGCGCTGTGCCGCCCGAGGTTCGTGGTGTCGAGCTGCCCTCTTATTCCCAAGTGCGGGAAACTCCGGTGGCAGAAATCGCTACCGACCCCCAGCGGTTCCAGTTCAAGGAAGCAGGCCGCCTGACCAAGACCGGCGTTTCCGGTTCGCTGAAAGAAGCGGCTGAGTACGACCCACTGTTTGGGAAGATCATCAGCGTCTGGCGTGATCCCGCCGACGGTCGGCTGTATGTGGTCAATGGCCACAACCGCCTTGCCCTGGCTCAGCGCTCTGGCCGGCAGAACATCCTGACTTGGGAGATCGAGGCCCCTACTGCCGAGCAGGCTCGGGCGATCGGGGCCATGGAAAACATGGCCGAAGGCATGGGTACGCCCTGGGATGCCGCCAAGATCATGCGCGACATGGGCATTGACCCTGCCCAGCTGGCCCAGCGCAACATCAATGTCCGCGGGCCCGTCGCTGAAAAGGCCATCCCCCTGAGCCGCCTGCCCCAGGAAATCTTCGACAAGGGCGTCACCGGCAAGTTGGACATGGCCAAGGCCATCGCCCTGGGCTCTGAGCCGCTGGATGAGGCCGTCATCCGTGACGTCGCAGCAGCGGCTGGCAAGGGCAAGTGGTCGGCAGAGAAGATCCTGCAGGCCATGCAAGAGGCCAAGTTTGCGCAGACCTCTGGCCCTGAAGGTGGTGGTGTGCTGCCTGGCATGGAGGACATGTTCAGGACCTCCAACTTCAACCAGCTGCTGGACATCCGCACTGAGTCCTTCAAGGCTCTGCGGGAAGAAATGATTGCCTTGACCTCGGCTGCACGCCCTGGTCGTAAGGGGATCCTGGAAGCCGCTGGCAATGTGATCGACGTCGCCGGCAGCCAAGCCGCAAGGGAGCAGGCCGCCGCTGCTGTTGAGGTGTTTAACCGGGTCACCGGTTACACCGGGCCGGTGCGTGATCTGCTGAATGAAATGGCAGCCCAGGTGAAGGGTCGCCGTACTGCTGCTGTCGTCGTCAACGAAAACATCGACCGCCTGCGCCAGGCGATTGAGGATGAGGTGCAAGGGCCGCGGCTGCCATTGGAACAGCCTGCTGCTGCTGCCCCTGAACCCGCTGCTCCGCCGGCCCCACAGGCTCAACCTGCACCCGCTCAAACAGCAGAAACCAAGGCCTTGCTGGACAAGGCTCTGGCCACCCTTCCTCCCGAGCGGCGGGCGGAAGTCCTCCAGAAGCTGCAGGAGGCAGGCGTCAACCAGCGCGATTTTGTGGATCGACTGGAGGCGACAGCACCTGCTGCTGCACCTACTGCATTCCGTCTGCCGGATGAACTGCAGCGGTCAGCCCCGCGTTACAGCTACGGCTCCAAGCAGTTCGAGCTGCGCTTTGCCAGTGACCTGGATCGTGCGGCCTACATCCTGGCCAATGACGTCAAGACTGTCTCCAAGGCTGCGCCCAAGTTCCGCTCTGCTGTTGAAGCAGCTGGCTACGACCTGCGTGAAATTGCTAGCCATGGCGACAAGGTGCGTGCTGCCATCAAGGCTCAAGCCAGGGATGCACAGCCTGGCCTGATCGACCTGCCTGACCAAGGGTTTGGTGGCGCTGCCCGCGCACGGCTTGGCATGCCCGACTACGGATCCGTCGGGGAAGGTGGCCGTCTCATCCGCCGCCTGCGTGACCTAAGTGAACAGGCCAAGGCAGCCGAAGGCCCAGAAGTTGCACGCCTCATCAATGAAATGCGTGATGCGATTGCTGACTTCACGACCCCGCTGTCGCGTCGTCCGACTGTTGTCCAAGGTGAAATCCTTGATGACCTACGCGCTGAACTTCAGCGCATTGCAGGGCCTGAAGCCAAGATCAGTTTTGAGCCTCGCATCGAGCTGACCCCTGGGGAGCTTGCTGCTGCTCGTCGTGATTGGGGTATCCCTGACTCTGTGCCCGATAGCGACATCGGCTCAGCTGGTCTGTACGACCCTGCCCTCAACTTGATCCGTATTGCCCTTGCAGGCAAGACGCCTCACCAGCTGCGAGGTACTGGCTATCACGAGGCCGTCCATTACCTG